TCAGGCTGGTAGCTCATTTGGTGGATGGTATCTAAGATCACTATACAATGGTGGTGCTGATAACTTCCCAGGAATTGGTGGAACTGGCAATGGTCAAGGTGGAGCATTTGTACCAGGAGCCTACGATTACGATTGGGATAATTCAACTTTCTCAACACTACAGGCCGAAAAGGCTGGAATGGCGGCGTCTGACGGCCCACAAGCTTCAGGCTCAAACGTCTATGTAATGGATCTTAACAGATTCTCTACCACTGGGAATGCATTTGCTCCACAACACCTTGGACACCTGTACTCAAACGTCCTAGCTCTAATCAACTTTGCTAGCCAGGACATCTACAGAACCACCCTAAGAGGACCAGGAACGACGCTAATAACGTCACCACTAATTGCCTCACTCCTAGAGTCAGCGGCAAAGCTGGAAGGTGGTCTACCAAAGGAAGGAAGCCCAACGAATCAGAATGGCAACAGCGTTGCTTATGTTGGTAAGTTCATGGGCAAGTACGACATGATTGTTGACCCATTGTTCCCAGAAGACGAAATTATCGTCGGATACAAGGGCAATGGTCCAATGGATGCGGGCTTCTTCTACTGCCCATACATCCCAATCATGAGCCTAGAGACTGTAACGGATCCAGAGACCTTCCAGCCAAGAAAGGGTATCTTAACGAGATACGGCAAGGTCGCAATCCAGCCAGCCTCAAGATTCTTCAGAGTCATTAGACTTGTCGGTGCGGGAACCTCTTACATAACTAGAGAGATCTTCCGCAATAGCACTGCCTTTGGAAGCACTGCTACCTACTGATCCTAGCTTAAACTAGGAAAAGTTTAAAGGCCCGGTTTAAACCGGGCCTTTTTCTTTTATACAGAGTAAATACTAATATATAAAATAAATATATGGCTATTGGAATTCCTAATGTAACTCAGTACGGTTCTTCTTATGGTAGCTTTAATGGAATAAGATTAAAAGACTATAAAGCTCCTGAACCTAAAACAGCAAAATTAAATAATGCTGATGCTAAAGACTTAGTAGAATTTAAGTCTTTTGACCAGACAATTAAAGATTATGTGTTTGCTAGACTAGGATTTCCAACAGTCAGAGTTGAATTAACAGACTTTCAAATTCAAATCTGCATAGAAGAAGCCACATCAAAGTTAGAATACCATGCTCCACATTGGATGAAGCAGTATGCCGTATTAGACACTTCAGCTAATGTTAATGTTTATGAGTTGCCTCAGGAAGTCGCTAATAACTTAACAGATGTTTATTTTAAAAAGGGCATATTTAATTTAGGTGCTACGCCGGGATCTCTTGAATATGATTTTGCAATCATGTTCTTTACTAATACTGGACTATTCAATAACTATAATGTTAGCCAGTATATGTTGATGCAGATGTATTTAAAGCAAATTAATAAAGTTCTTGGTAAGAGCACAAGCTGGGATTTAATTAATAATAAGTACCTACAGATATTCCCAACTCCAGATAGCTCTGACGAACTTATTGTGGAGTTTAGGGGTATAGATGCAGCCACAATTCATCCAGCTTACAAAAACTGGATTCAAAGATATACTTTGGCTGTTGCTAAAGAAATATTAGGCAGAGCTAGGTCAAAATATCAGAACCTACCTGGACCAGGGGGTGGCACAAGATTGGACGGAGATACGCTTCTGGCTGAGTCTAAAGAGGAGAAGCAGCTACTCCTTGAAGAACTCAAGACTGAGATTGAGAACCCACCGTTATTTGATATAGGCTAATGCAAAGATTTAAAGTAACAACTCCTCCAACAGAAATACAGGATTCTAACGAGTCCTCTCTTTTATCTTTATTTGATAAGAACAATCCAGATAAGAATCTATTTAATCTGGTTGACGATGAAATTATTAAGCTGTCTGGGTCAGAAATATTGGTCTACAAGTATATGAAGTCTGAAGATTATGATGAAGTATACATGGAAGGTAACTCAAAGCCAATATTAAAAGATCCTATAAGAGTATTTGGTAATTACGATCCAAGACCACTAGAAGAAAACTTAACTCAGTTCGGAGTCGAAATTCAAAACGATCAAGTATTTATATTCAATAAATCCTACATAGAAAGAAGAATAGGAAGAATAATAATTCCAGGTGATGTATTAAAGACCGTATTCCAGAATATGAAGTTTGAAGTCTATCAGGTTGTGGAAGAGAGTTTTGAATCATATGGAGTTTATCATTTAATGGTTTATGCCAAGCTACTCAGGGATACAGAAGATGTTCATGATGAACCAATAGATAAATCTGATAATACTGGAGGATATTTATGAGTAAAAATTATGATAATATTAGTAATAAAATAATTTCTTTAACTAATAATTATCATTTTTCTATAAAACAAAATATTTATAGAGAGACACTTAGACAATTAATTTCAATATTTGGAAACATACAGTATCTTGATGGTGCAGGCAGGAAAGTACAAGTTAATTGCACAACAGGAAAGCCCGATAGAACAATAGGTAAAGATAAAAATGAGAACAATTTGGTTCTTCCTTATATAACAATTATTGAAACTGGAAGTGGAGATGATGAAAAAAGAAGAAGAATTAATGGCATTATAGTAAATGAAAAAATTTGGGACGATAAAGAAAAAAAAGCAAAAAGATACCTTAGCCTAGCCCCCAGGGCTGTTAATATCAGTTATCAAATAAACATTTGGTCTAAGTATAATGCAGATTTAGATCAAATAAGATTTTCTATTTTTAATCTGTTCAATCCATCTTTAAATATTATAACAAAATACTCAAATTCCACTTTAGCCTTTATAAAAGATGAATCAGATATTATTAACCAAGAAGCCAGTGACACAACCGATAGGCTTATAAAAAAAACGATTACAATAAGTGTTGAGACTTATTTACCTTCACCTAAATTCTTGTTTACAAACACAGGCGAAGTCAGTATAGAAAAAATAATAGAAGATGTTGAGATTAATTAACTTAAAACTTAATACTCTAAAATAACTTTAAAAATTTAAGGTAAAACTATAGATAAAACCTATAGATATACATAGGAAGTATTTATATGAAATCAATTAGAAACACAACTTTACAAGGATTTATTGTACCTTTTAAAACACCAGAAGGATTGAAAGAGGTTCTTATTAAACCAAGAACTACAATACAAGTTCCTAATTCATACACAAGCACTGTCCTGGACAATCTAATTAAAAGAAGAATGTTTAAATTGTCAATTCTTCCAGAAGTTACAACTCCACCAGTTGTAAAATCAGTTAAAAAGTAAAGAGTAAATCATGGCATTACCCACAAGCCCATCAGTAGTTGTTCTTGAGAATGATCAATCAATCTATACTCCTAACTTACAATCAAGCGTTGTAGGTGTTGTTGGATTTTCTGATAAAGGCCCAAAGAATAAAGCTACATTAATAACTAGCCAAAATCAGCTATTAAACGTATTCGGGAAACCAAGCTCGGATATTCCTGGTCAAGGTCTTGAAGGAGTTCTGGAAATACTTGAAGCTACAAACCAAGTATACTTTGTAAGAGCTGTTCAAGAGACTGGCGCGGCGGCTGCGGAAAATGCCACTACATCAGCTACCCTTGGATTCTGCCCTGCTGTTCAAGTATCATCAACAACCAACACTTATAATGGCTCAACATTATTTTATACTATAACTGATAATTACTCTGAGATTCAAATAGATGGTGGATCAGTTCAATTAGCTAGCTCTACTGGCGATACAGGTCTTTATGATGTCTTGAGGAGACAATTCGATTCAACAAACGTAGGAAACTCACCAATATTTGCCATGGATAGTGGAAATAGTTTATTCCTAGTTTCAAAATATGCTGGTAATAATTCAAGATTACAGATTGAAATTACAGGTGCTAGCTCAATCTTCTCATCTATAAACGTATCTGGAGATGCAATAACTCCTACCAGTGCTGACGTAGTAATTGCCTCAGGTGGTACTGCTCAAGTAAGCGGAGATAATGGAATTTATGTCAAGTTTGAGTCAAACCATCCTGGAACTGGTTATAACTTAGTCAGTTTAAACGATGGAACGCTTCAGG